GCTACTGACCAACCTGCACAAATAAAAAGTTTTTTCCAAGGTGGTGGTGCAACAGCAGGTCAGACAGCTATTGGATTTAAATTTGTTACAATTTCAGAGAATACACAACAAGACCAGTTTTTTATAGATGCTGCTTATTCACGATTTAAATTTAATACATCAGAATCACCACAATCAAATAACCCACAAACAAATAATTGTTTTGTAATTGGTCCGTCATCTTCAGGTGCAGTTACACAAGCCTTAACTAATGCTTGTGTTTTAATGAATAGAGGTGGTGAATTATTCGCTGTTGATTCTTCACATAACAATACACAACTTACACCGCATAATTGGACGTTAATTGAAGAAGGACCATCAGAAGAATTAGCTTGGACTTATTGGTCGCAAAAACCTAATCCTGATAATCCTGACCAATTACAAGGTATAAATGTTGATATGGCTAAAGTCGTTAGAAAAGTAGAAGATTTAGTAGGTGAAAAACTTATTTATACTGAAAATTCAAATATGGACAGTCATACACATAAAACTATTATTTCAGATATACAAACAACATTAGCTGATTTAAAAACAAGAGTAGAAGCTCTTGAAGGATAACAAAATAAAGGAAAATAAATATGGCAATATCTTACGAATGGGACTGTAAAACTTGTGATACATACCCAACAAAAAGTGGTAAATCTAATGTAGTACATAATGTGCATTGGCAACTTACTGCAACAGACGATACTAATAAAGATAGTGATGGAAATAATTGGACAGCTACTGCTTACGGTGCTCAGTCATTAGATATATCTGATTTATCTAGTTTTATCTTATGGTCTAATTTAAAAGCTAGTGATGTTCAAGGTTGGGTAGAATCTGCATTAGGTAGTGAAAAAGTAACTGAAATAAAAACTGGATTAGATGCAGAAATATCTGAAAAGATAAGTCCATCTAGTGTAATTAAAACATTAAGTTCATAAGGAGAAAAAAATGACTCAACAAAACCAAGAACCAGTCGTAGTGTTAGATGATAAAGAAATGAAAGTTTCCGATTTAACACCACAACAACAATATTTTCACAGACAAATACTTGATTTGAATAATAAGAAACAACAAACAGAATTTCAATTAGACCAAATCAATGCTAGTTTAAGTGTGTTTAATGATGCTTTTATTAAATCAACAAAAGAACAAGCAGATGAAGTTTTAAACGATAATACTCTAGAGGAGGAAAATTAAAATGATGTGGTTAAACATAATTATGTGGATTACAGCAATAATATCTATAGCTTCAGTCATAGCAGCTATAACACCTACACCAAAAGATGACCATTGGTTTAGTCATATTTACAAAATTATCGATTGGTGTGCTCTTAATATAGGTAAAGCAAAGGATAAATAGTGCCTACTGTAAAGGACGCTTTAGCAGAGCTTAATGCACATGAAAGAGAATGTGCAATACGTTATGAATATATAGAAAAAAGATTAGACGAAGGTTCTGCTAAATTTAAAAGATTAGAAATGTTGTTATGGGGGGTTTATCCGTTTATACTAGGCTCTATAGTATTTGCTAGTTTTATTTAGGAGTTAAAGTGCCTTTACAGAAATTTATTTTCAAACCAGGAATTAACAAAGAACTTACTGCTTATGCTAATGAAGGCGGTTGGTTTGATAGTAATTTAGTGCGTTTTAGAAAAGGGCTTCCAGAAAAAATAGGTGGATGGGCGAAAAGAACATCTTCTACTTTTATATCACGTGGTAGAGCTTTACATGCATGGACTGCACTAGATGGCACAAAGTATGTAGGTATAGGTGCAACACAAAAATACTACATATTAGACGGTAATCTCTATTATGATGTAACTCCGATAAGAACTACAACAGCTGCAGGAGACGTAACATTTGCAGCAACAAATGGCGACGCTACGATTACTGTTACTGACACATCTCACGGTGCAGTTAAAAACGATTTTGTAACATTTAGTGGTGCATCTAGTTTAGGTGGCAACATAACTGCTGCTGTTTTAAATCAAGAATATCAAATCGCAACTATAGTTAATACTAATAGCTATACTATCGAGGCTAAAGATACTTCTGGAGCTACCGTAACAGCAAACTCTTCTGATAGTGGGAATGGTGGTTCATCTGTTGTAGGTGCCTATCAAATAAATGTTGGCTTAGATGTTTATGTTCCTTCGACTGGTTGGGGCGTAGGTGGTTGGGGTGAAGGCACATTTGGTTCCCAACAATCTTTAACTTTTTCAAACCAATTAAGACTATACTCCCACGACAACTTCGGAGAAGATTTAGTATTTAATCCAAGAAACGGTGGTGTTTATTACTGGGACACAAGTGATGGAACTAGCACTAGAGCAGTAGCATTATCAGATTTATCAGGTGCTAATTTACCACCAACTGTAGCACTTCAAGTTTTAGTTAGTGATATAGATAGACACGTTATCTGTTTTGGTGCTGACCCTATCGTCGGCTCGTCTAGGTCAGGGACTATAGACCCTATGCTCATAGCTTTCAGCGACCAAGAAAATGTTACGGAATGGGAACCTTTACCAACTAATACTGCAGGGTCATTAAGATTATCTGCAGGTTCTGCAATCATAGGTGCAATTAGAGCAAGACAAGAAACATTAGTTTGGACAGATACCGCTTTATATTCATTAAGTTTTGTAGGGCAACCTTTTACTTTCGGTGTTAATTTAGTTAATGAAGGTGTGGGTTTAGTTGGTCCTAACGCTGCAGTAAATACACCTAAAGGTATTTTTTGGATGGATAAAAAAGGTTTTTATGCATATACAGGACAAGTACAAAGTTTACCATGTAGTGTTCAAGATTATGTTTTTAGTGATATAAATGAAACACAAAGTTTCCAGATATTTGGTTTTGCAAATAAGGCTTTTGATGAAGTTGGTTGGTTCTATTGTTCATCAGGGGCTACCAATATAGATAGATACGTAGTTTACAATTACGATGAAAATGTATGGTCTATAGGACAATTATCTAGAAACGCTTGGTTAGACGAAGGTGTCTTCGATAAACCTATTGCAACGCATGAAATATCAACTAATACTAATTGTATATTTAATCATGAAGTTGGTAACGATGATGATGGTTCTGCAATGCAAAATGTTTTTATAGAATCTAGTGATTTTGATTTAGGCGAAGGAGATATGTTTCAATTCGTTAATAGAGTTATACCCGACGTAAAATTTATTGGTAGTGGTTCTACAGGTTCTTCAGGACAACAATTAGATTTTGTTTTAAAGAGAAGAAACTTTCCTGGAGAAAGTCTAACGACAGTGAGCACATCTTCGTGTTTTTCTAATACTACAAAACTAGATACTAGATTACGAGGAAGACAAGCAGTATTAAGGGTGCAATCTAATGATGATGATACAAGTGTAACTGGTATGAGTTTTAGGTTAGGTGCTACTCGATTAGACGTAAAACCAGACGGTAAAAGATAATGAGTAAACTTTTAGAAACTAAGTTACCAACAGCACAAGGACAAGTTAATCCTGAAACTTTTAACAGATTAAGCAGAGTTCTTGAATTATCTTTAAATTCTAAAGATATAGACTCTACTTTGTCAGTAAATGAGACACAAAGAAATTTGAACAAATTTAATAAAGGAGATATAATTTTTAATCTAAGCACAAATCAATTACAGTTATGGAGTGGAACTGAATGGATAGACTTATACGTTGGGGAAGAAAATGGAGTTCAGGGGACAACGACTCTGGGCAAAGTAACAGTAAAAACAAACGGAGCAACAATAGTCCCGATAAGATGAACGTAGATAAATTAAGAGAAGAATTAACTTTTGATGAGGGTTGTGTAGATAAAATATATTTAGACCACCTTGGATATCCTACATTTGGTATAGGACATTTGATATTAGAATCAGACCCCGAACATGGTCAAGAGGTAGATACACCAGTATCTGAAGATAGAATAAAAGAGTGTTTTGAAAAAGACATAAATATAGTAACTACAGAATTAGATAGAAACTTAGAGTGGTGGATTCATCTACCCGAAGATATTCAAAGAGTGCTTGCTAATATGTGTTTCAATCTAGGTATCACAAGATTATTAAAGTTTAAAAAGTTTTTAACTGCATTAGAAGAACATGATTGGGAAACTGCTGCAGTTGAAATGATGGATAGTCGTTGGGCGACCCAAGTTGGTCCTCGTGCGATTCGTTTAAAAGAAAGAGTATTAAAAGGAGAATAGTATGAAAGCTAAAGGAATGAAAAGAGGTGGAAAACTCAAAAGTTCTAAATATAAAAAGAAAGGTGGCATGAAAAGAAAAACTATGAGAAAAAAGAAGAAGTAAGTGCCTCATCTCATAAGTAATATCCCGCACTTTAAATGTTGGGTGCGTAGAGAATTTACAGCTAATCATCAGCAATACCATGGAGAGTTTCTACATGCCATTGCTTTTGCTGTAAACACCATTCCAGACAGGTCATTAAGTTTCCAAGTTGTTTTTACAGGTTGCGAAAGGGAGTACGATGATTGGGACGAAGGTAATATACACGGCGGTGCAATGTGGGCACGTATGCCAATACAAGGACTAATAGCTGATATTCCAGTAGATGAATGGGCTATACCTATGGAAGACCATTTATGTCAGCCTTGGGATTGTGAATCTAGAGACCATTCGGTCATAGTTATGGATAGAGTAAGTTCTTCTCCATGGCTTTGCAAAATCGATGGAAAGTTTTATACTGGTAAATATATGTTTACAGTAGATTACACAAATAACGCTATAGCTGATTGTCCTGCACAACATAAACAATCTCATGTATTATATATAACAGAAGATTGTGAATGGAAAGGTAATTTAGTTGCTTTACCTAATAATAGAGTTAGAGCGACCAGTCCTGCGTTATGGGTAACAGGAGAAGGTGCACCAAAATTTACACCTTCACAGCACACTCATTCTGCAGAAGGACATGAAAGTTATCTTGACCCAACAATTACATTTAATAATTTATATGAGGAGTAGTAATGGCTAGAACAAAAAAGAAACCTGCAAAGAAGAAGTCTTCTAAGTCTAAAGCAGTACCAACAAATCCTAGTTTATATGCTAGAGTAAAAGCTGAAGCGAAACGTAAATTTAAAGTCTATCCAAGTGCTTATGCAAATGGGTGGTTGGTACGTGAATATAAAAAACGTGGTGGAGGATATAGGACTAAGAAGTAAAATGGCACGTAGAGGTTTATGGGCGAATATACACGCAAAACGTAAAAGAATCAAAGCTGGTTCTGGAGAAAAAATGCGTAAGAAAGGTGCAAAAGGTGCACCCACTGCAGCCCAAATGAAAAAAGCTAGAAGAGGAACTAAAAAACGTGGCAAAAAGTAGACGTAAAAAAGACCCTAAAAAGGGAACTGGTAAAAAACCTAAAGGTAGTGGAAGAAGATTATATACAGATGAAAACCCGAAAGACACAGTACGTATTAAATTCGCTACTCCTTCAGACGCTAGAGCAACAGTCGCGAAAGTCAAAAGAGTTAATAAACCTTTTGCAAGAAAAATACAAATTCTTACTGTCGGCGAACAAAGAGCGAAAGTGATGGGTAAAACGCAAGTAGTAAGTATATTTAAAAAAGGTAAAGAAGCTATAAGAAAAGCGAGGAAGAAACGTGGCAAAACCTAGTGGTGGATTAACAGCATGGTTTGGTAAAGGACCTAAAGGTGACTGGGTAGATATAGGTGCACCTAAGAAAAAAGGTAAGTTCCAAAAATGTGGTAGAAAATCTGCTAAAGGTAAAAGCAAACGTAAATACCCTAAATGCGTACCAAGAAGTCAAGCTAAAAGAATGACCGCATCACAAAGAGCGAGTGCTGTCAGAAGAAAAAGAGCAGCAGGCAATCCTGGTGGTAAACCAACAAATGTAAGAACTTTCGTCAAAAAGAAAAGGAGTACACGTGCCAAGAAAAAAAGCTAAGATGCCAGCCAGAAATAAAAAGAATTTTAGACCTACTAAAAAAGGTGCTGGAATGACTAAAGCAGGTGTAAAAGCCTATAGAAGATTAAATCCTGGTTCTAAATTAAAAACTGCTGTAACAGGTAAAGTTAAAAAAGGCAGTAAAGCAGCAAAAAGACGTAAATCATTTTGTGCACGTTCTGCAGGACAAATGAAAAAGTTTCCAAAAGCAGCTAAAAACCCTAATTCAAGATTAAGACAAGCTAGAAGAAGATGGAAGTGTTAAATGGCTAAAGCACCAGATTCATTTGTATATAACGCAACATTAGAACGCATAGTAGACGGCGATACATTTGATTGCACTTTAGATTTAGGTTTTGATGTAAAGCTACATAAACAACGTGTTAGACTTGCAGGCATAGATACACCAGAATCTAGAACAAGAGATTTAGCTGAAAAGAAGCTAGGTCTTGCCGCAAAAGAAAGACTTAAAGAACTATGTATTGGTAAAATACAAGTTAAATCATTAGGTAAGGGTAAGTATGGCAGAATACTTGGTATACCTTATACAGAAGACGGTAGAGATATTTGTGATGTTCTTATAAAAGAAGGTCATGCTGTTGCTTATGACGGAGGTAAAAAAACTAAAGTTTGGGGTGATTATTAATGGAACAAGTAGTTACTTTAATACAACAAGTTGGTTTTCCTATTGCAGCAGCACTAGGTCTCGGTTGGTTTATTTATAAATTAATAATGCGTATTGTTGACGGCATGGAAACTAAATTAGATACTGTTGATGAAAAAGTAGAAGGACAAATAGCAGCTATCGAGGAAAGATTAGGACAAAAATTAGACTCACAACATGGTATATTAGTAGCACTTATAGATAGAGTTAGGTCTGTAGATAATGAGATTATTAGACAAGATACATTATTAAAGACTATACTAGGTGTACCACAATTAATGCAATCTGATAGATTAGCTAAGGCGGATAGAGATGACCAAAGAAAAGATTGATAAAGTAGAATTAGAAAAATACAGACTTACATTAGCTATAGTTTTTATAGGTTTCTTTCTGTTTGTAGGTATTGTAGCAATTAATGTAAAAGCTGACACTATTACACATAAATTTAAAAATCCATCTTTTAATGGTATAAATACTAGCTCACATTATTTAACTATAGAAAACCAAGAGTTTAATCGTAAGATGAGTATTAAAGAAGAAATAAAAGCTATACAAGAACAGATTGAAAGAGATAAAGAAAATACTACATTAGCTAGATTTATAAGGAATCTTGAATCACGTATCTATGCTCAGCTATCAAGACAGCTTGTAGAAAATTTATTTGGTGAAACACCAAGCACAGAAGGAACTTTGACCTTAGAAGGAAACACTATAGAATATAGTATAGATAATGGAATCATAACTCTTAAAATCACTGATGCAGATGGAAATATTACTGAGATACAGTTGCCTATTGGCGATTTTTCTTTCTAGTTGTAGTATTAATCCTATAGATGAAAATCTTAGACAAGGAAAAAGTTTACCAAACATACTACAAATACAATCTAAAGAATTATTAAATGTTTCGCAACCTAAAGTTCCTATTGTTGTTGCTGTTTATCCTAATAGTTTTACAGACCAAACAGGACAACGTAAAAGCAATAGTGAGTTTGCATTATTTTCTACAGCACTAACACAAGCACCAAGTCATCTACTTATTAGAAGTTTAAAACATACGTCTGATGGTAAGTTTTTCAGAGTAGCTGAAAGAGTTGGACTTGATAATCTTACAAAAGAAAGACAACTTATACGTTCAGCGAGAGAGCAAAACGAAAAAACTGATGGACCTAAACCTATTATGCCTTTGCTTTTTGCAGGTGTTTTGATGGAGGGAGCTGTTCTTGGTTATGACACAAATATAAAAAGTGGAGGTATTGGTGCTAGATATTTAGGTATAGGAACAAGTAAACAATACAGAGTAGATAATATTACTGTTGCATTACGTATGGTATCTATTGCTACTGGTGAAGTTTTGATAGATGTTTTAGTTAGTAAACAAGTATACAGTTATGGTCAATCCCAAGATGTTTTTAGATTTATAGAAGCAGGCACAGAATTAGTAGAAATAGAAATGGGAGACGCAGAGAATGAACCAACTACTTTAGCTTTACAACGTGCGATAGAGGAGGCTGTTTTGCAAATCGTCAAAATAGGGTATGATAGAGGTTTTTGGGAGGAAAAAAATGAAACTATTAAAATTGATGAGCCTGATTGTGATGACGAGTGCATCGCTAATATACGGGGCTGACAATGAAATATATGTTGACCAATCAGGTGCTACAGCAAATATTGATTTAGAACAGCTAGGCTCTGGTAATATTATAGGTGGACTAAATTCTGTTGCAGGCACACTTACTGCGTTAGATTTAGACGGTATTACTATGACATTAGATATTAATCAGATAGGTGATAGTAATAAATTTCTAGGTGATATCCTAGGTGATTCTATAACAGGATTTTTTGAGTTTGACGGTGATAGTAATACTTTTACAATACAAGGTGACCCTACTAACACTTATGGTATTGACAGTTCTAATTACAACGTAGACGTTACTGGTAGTTCTAATACTTTCACATTAGACCATGGAACGAGTGCATTAGCTGCAACATTAGATTTAGATTGGATAATTCAAGGTGACGGCAACACTTTTGATTTCGATATAAATTATGATGGTGGAACAAGTTATGTAGATGTAGACGGTGATAGTAACACAGTTAATTTTACAGGCTCTGGTTATGCAGGTGGTTATTTTTATTTAGACCAAACAGGTAATTCAAGAACATTTAATATTACACAATCGAGTACATTAGATAATGATTGGCTCAAGATTCTATCTAACGGTAACAATGGTACTGTTTGCGTCATTCAAAACGACGGCGGAACAAGTACAAGCTGTTGATATTGGAGATATATCTGAACTAAATGGTTCTGCACAGATTGTAAGAGATAAACCTTACGACGCTAATTTAGATTTTCCGATACGTAGTAATGATGAAGCTATAACGACTAACGGTCGTATGGCTATAACATTTTTAGATGAATCGACTGTAAGACTTACAGAACACTCACAACTACTCATAGATGAATATATCTATGACCCAGACCCCAGTAAATCAAAAATGTCTCTAAACTTTGCTTTAGGTACAGCTAGATTTATAACAGGTAATCTTAATCGTATAGATAAACAAAACATCAAACTTAGTACACCTACTGCAAATATTGCTATACGAGGAACAGATTTTACAGCAACCGTAGATGAATTAGGGCGTTCATTAATTATACTTCTTCCTGACGCTTTCGGTTTATCTAGTGGTGAGATAGAAGTAGTTACAGCAACAGGTAGCGTTCTACTAAATAAACCCTATCAAGCTACTACTGTAGATGTTTTTGAAAACGCACCCAGTAAACCTGTGGTTTTGGATTTATCTTTAGATATTATAGATAATATGTTAATTGTTTCTCCTCCAAAAGAAGAAGATGTTGTTCAAGAAGAAACATCAAGCACAAAAACAGTAAACTTATTAGATTTTAATGATTTAGACATTGATTATCTTAATGAAGATTTTTTAGAAGATAGTAGTTTAGAATTTACAGAATTAGATATTAATTATTTAGATGTAAATTTTTTAGAAGATTTATTAAAAGTATTAGACGCTTTAGCGATAGAAGAAGATGAAGACCAATTAGCTTTAGCTACTGGTGTTAATATATCAGGAACCCTTATAGGACAAGACACCGATACACAAATTACAACTATAGTGACAGGACAAACAATTAGTTTACGTAGGAAAGTAAGTGAGTCTGTTCAAGTAGATTTAAGTTCTGGTAATGCTTATACTGTTATTTTGATACAAGACGGTGTTTCTAATATAATTAAAATTAATGGTGGTGGTGATTCTACTATTACCATAAGACAAAGTAGCGGATGAAAAAACTTATATTTATATTATTACCTTTATTATCTTTACCCCTTATATTCCAAAGTACACCAACAGAAATATTAAAATTAAAAACTTTTGATGCTTTTATTAAAAAACAAGAACCTAGCGGTAATTTTGTAATACTTAACATAACAGAAGAAGATGTAGAAAGAGAAGGAGGTTATCCTTTACCAAGAGAGCGTCTAGCTGATATACAAATAGAATTATTAGGTGCAGGAGCTATGGGTGTTGGTTGGGTTATATCTTTTCCACAAGCAGATAGAATGGGAGGAGATGCAAGATTTGCTAGTTCGTTAGGTTATGCTCCTAGTGTTTTAGCTACTTTCGAAAATGGCAGTGGTGAGTACCCCAAAACTACAGGCACTGTTATTAGGGGACCTGATGTTAGTGGTATACTTTCTTCAGGAATAAAACAAAATTATAATAAGTATGATGATATACCACAAGGCGTTGCTATCGCACCTACAGAAGTTGACCAACTTGTCAGAAGAATCCCTCTCTTATTAAAAACGCCTGACGGTTGGTCGGCTTCATTTGGAACGCAAGTATTAAAAATACTAACAGATACCCCCACATATATAGTTACTACTAATGATAACGGTGTGCAAGAAATAGCTGTAAGAGGATTACCACCAGTTAAAACAGATAGTTTAGGTCGTAAATGGATATCATGGGC